GTGCATGTTTCTTAACGCCCATTGGCGTGAATATTCTTGTCTGCAACCAGTACACTGTTTGCAGCTTACGGTTGTTTTAGTTCCGTTTGATTCGTGGATTTTCCACGTTAGTCCACCGCCTATTTTGTTATAAGCGGTTATTGGATGAAAGCATGGCATAGTTGCTCCTTTTTTTTATAGTCGGATTCCGCCTCTCATTGGGCGAGCTCCTCTTAAAGAGTTTTTTCTGTGTGTTCTTGCTGCTGTGCGAGAGAACATTCTTTTTGATTTTTTATAGTTCATTTTTCTAGGTCTTCTCATTGTTATCACTCTCCTTAGTTCGTGAGGTTATTTTTACGACTGCACCTAAAAGGTGTCAGTCGTTACAGTTGTATCAAGTGGACAACTGTTCTGCCGCGTCGGATTCATCCGACTTGCCTGCTGGGAGGGACGTTGTTTCCTCCCCAGCTTCTGCTTGTAGAGCTTGAGCTAAACGCTCGTTTTTAACAGCTAAACCCCATTCTTCCATTTGTGGAAGGTTATCGGGATTTTCTGCAAAATTTAGAAAGCTATGCATTTCATTGTTGAAGGTAGCCTTCACTTGTTCCGGCAATTCTTCAAACAATGTTTTTGCTGTTGCTAGCGTATTTTGCATTGCTTGAAAATCGACCTCTGATACGTCTGCGTATTGTGGGTTTGCGTTTGTTTTTGGCATAATTCCTGTTTCCATGAATTGTGCTAATATCTTGTTAATATCACACTGATCTGTGTGATGTTGTTCAGTGAGACCGTCATTAAACGTCTCACTATAATCTTCGTTGCCTAAATTGTAGGCTGAACGAAATGTATTTTTTGGTATGCCAGTGGCTTTTCTTTTAGTAGTCATCGTGATTTATACACTCCCTCAGGTTTGTCTAATACTTTAGAACCAAATTGAAACCATAAAGGTCTTTTGGTTCTATTACGTTCTATTTGATTTGTTATTACAGCGGCGGCACGTAATAATATATTGCTAGGTCTAGCATTGTTTAGTGCAGAACGCGCACTAAATTCTGTGTCAGCTAAACCGCCGTATTGTCTTAACATATCTTTTACATCTGAATATACTGTTGCGGCATCACCGCCAACATCAGATGGTAATTTCATACGTTTTATTTCTTGATTAACTTTGTTAGTTAATGCTTGTGTATGCGCTATATTAGCGGCAGAGGTTGCATTTTCTAATGCTACACGTGCTTTATTTTGTACTGGCGCCATTGCACCGGCCGGAGAGCTTGCTTCTTTACTTCCGGCAAGTATTGGATTTATTCCCGCAGCTTTTAAATCCGCCATACGGCGTTGAACTGCGGTGTTGGACATTTGCCTTTGAAAGTCCATTTGTTTTTGTGCCATTGCAGCGGATGCTACATTAGTGTCCTTTGTGCCTTTATAGCCAAAGAGTCCGCCTATTGCGCCGCCTATAGACGACGCGAAAGGTGCTAATTTATCCCACATTAGAAATGTGTCCCGCCAGGAATTGAATTGACGGGCATGGGTCTCGTTGATTTTAATTTGAACAATGAATCAAAGATAAATTGAGGTTCGCTTGCTACCGCTAGTGTGCGTTGTACATTTGTATCTGTTACCTGTATCCATGAATCACCAAGTAATGGCAGACTTGCGTATTCCTGTGCATAATGCCATGATTCAAGACTGCCTGTTGCGTTTGAACGGAATTTGCCAGTTACTGAACTTGGCTTATATCTATATTCCGCATAACGCTCTTGATAGCCGAACGTTGTTTCGTCGGCTGCAGTTCCTTGTGCGTATATTTCTTTATTTTTGACTGCTTGTTCGCCAATCGTTGAAAGCGTTGGCCAGTAGTAGTCATAGATTGTTTCCCTACTAAACATTCTGTTCAGTCCTTGTTGGTATGTTAAATCTGTTCTTACAGATACCATACCTATAACTATTGTGTGTTCAGTGAAACTCTTTGTAAAAGAGTGGCCACTAAGTACTGTTGTTCCTATGGCCGATAAATTACCTTGTGGTGTTGTTGCGTCAGTTGACGATGTTTGTGCGACCGGGCTAATGTTGACCGGTGAGCTTCCGCCACCCAAATATTCTGGTCGTTGTAATCTAGCGTCTGGGCTAGTTACGTTAAAGTGGTTTTTTATGACTTCGATGTATCTTGAACCGCCACGGGCTTGTATTTCAAGGAATTTTTGTGTAGCGAATGCTAATCGAAGTTGATTAATTGTTGCTGATGTTGCTTCAGATAAATCAGCATAGAATCGATTATCTTCATCGCCGGCTGCTCCTGAATCTACTCTTAATACAGAGCCAGCGCCTCCTATATACATTTTTTGATAAGTACTGCCGTTTAATACTGTTATATCTTCTGAACCGGCTGTTGCATCCGTTTTTAACGGTGCAGCATTACCTAATGGTATTGTTACATCTGCGCCTTTTTGAGGCCATGGCAATGCTGATGTGAAATAATCGTGTTTTTTACCTCTGTTTAATAATGTATACGCTGTTGCGTCTGCACCTGATGTTGTTAATACTGTTTTAGGTGCTTGGAGGTTTTCATCTCGGAACCAATCGTTCCAGACGAGCGTATATGCTCGGTGCCATAGAGCACTGAATTCTAAACCTCCTACTTTTGTTGGTATTCCGAAATAATCGGACAGGGACCCTTCTGTTTCTCCACTGCCACCCGCTGTAATTGTCGGTGGTACTGGCGCTGCGACTGAAAAGTCGGGTGTTCCGTCTAATCTATCGGAACCAGCTGCTTTATATGTTTTTGTTTCTCCCATAAATTCTTCGAAATCGTCCCAAACGAGTCGTACTGGGACTGCGAAAAAATGGGTATCCATGAATGCGTTATCCATTGTTGGGTGTATTGGTGTTGCTAATCTGCTAAATGCAGTGAGATTACATGAAAATGTATCTCCGGGCAATGCTTCGTCTACGTATATTGGTACTAATTCGCCGGCATTAAATGTTGTTTTTAGCCCATGACTCCTGTCAAATGTACTTCGCTGAATATCGGCATGTGGTACTTCGCTAAATTGATGTTGTTGCGCTGAGCCAATTCTTGTATTGTATTTGTGAGGGTTTTTCATGGGCATGTTATTTCCTTATTTTTTGTTTTTTTTGAATTGTATCACATGTTCATGTGCTTTTGCAATACATGTGGGTTCTTCCGGTGTTAATTCTCCGGTTGTTGTTTCAAATGTGCCAATTCGCCATAACGAATAATCCTCTGGATTTTTGGCAATTTGTGTTTCTTCATTTGCCATATCGGCAAATTGTCTTAACGCTATAGCGTCGTTTTCCAAGCTGTAGTCTTGGTGATATGCTTCAAGTGCTGAATCATATATTGTATATTTGCATAGTATCATAGCTTATTTCTCCTATATATGCTCATTCGAGCTTTATGTGTTTTCTCTGCTTGTCGCAGAGCCTCAGGCGTGCGTAAGTGTGCTGTTTGTTTCATTTCCTTACGTCGCTTTTCTTTTATGACTTCCATATCCATAGGATATTCTATTTCATAAAGTCTATCATAATATTTTGGTGGTCTCATTTCTTTTCCATTGATGTGAATATTATCTGACGGATAAACGTCATTTTTGTGTTTGGCGAACCAGCTCCCCGCTATGCCGGGGCGCCGGCTCATTGTTGAGTATTCTTGTTGTTTTTCTATTATTTCGCCATTTGGTGTAATAATCTCGTAATGTTTTAATCCATTTTGGTTTATTGCGTCTTTTTTTTTGCCATTAATTTTCTTTTGGACGTAACCGGCGACATATGCCGCCGATTGGAATGTTACGTCCCCTATGGATGAATGTCCTTTACCCCATAGTTTGCTTAATGTTTCTGATTGAGTTAGACCTTTTTGACCTTGAATTATTTCGCGGTCGCGAAAATTTGTGTTGAATAATATTGCATGATAATGCGGACGGCCGAATTTATCGCCGTATTCTCCGCATTGATAATATCTTATTGGTTGGTTTTGATTTGCACCTTTTTTCTTTCTAAGCCTTTTCATAAAGTCTTGGAAGTCTTTTTTAACTAGTGTCCCGTGTTCGGGTAGGTGTTCATTATCGTATGTTAACGTAATAAATATATTGTTAAGCCATAGACTGGCTTCGTGCATGTTTCTTAACGCCCATTGGCGTGAATATTCTTGTCTGCAACCAGTACACTGTTTGCAGCTTACGGTTGTTTTAGTTCCGTTTGATTCGTGGATTTTCCACGTTAGTCCA